CCGCTGACCAGCCGTGCCGGAAAAATACCATGCTAGGTCAACTCTTGGCATTGGCGGAAAATCTGATCCCACCGACGACCGTCCTCTGGACACGAAGGAACTCCTGCGCCCCCACTTCGTTTTGCTGAACCACGACTGCTTTTGCCAAAATGTCAGTTTGGCGCTGATCCTATTCGCCTAAATGGACCGCACTCAAAACCGGGGTCTCCCCAGGCCAGCTCCGCAAATCGGCGCTTCTGGACGACATGACTTCGAGTTGCTGTTTGATTCGCCGAATAAAATCCTGAAGTGTGCGCAACTCCGACATGCGTCGGCCGCCGGCCGCGCCTCGCGGTCGTCGGCCAATCATACGGCCGCCGCCGAGTTCGAGAAAAGCCACGAAGGACCAGGAAGTCAGCTTCGAGCGGATCCCCTCTCTAGGCCGCTGTCACTTCCAGCCCGCGCCGCACCGCCGGACGCGCGAGGCCGCGATCGAGCCACGCTTGCACATGAAGAAAGCGGTCGAAGCCGACGAGCTCGCGCGCTTCGTAAAAGCCGATCAGGTTGCGCACCCAGCCGAGCAGCGAAATATCGGCGATGCTGTAATCAGCGCCCATCACCCAGTCGCGGCCCGCGAGCCGTTCGTCGAGGACACCGAGCAGCCGCGCTGATTCGGTTGCGTAGCGGTCGCGCGGGCGCTTGTCCTCATAGGCTTTGCCGGCGAATTTGTTGAAGAAGCCGACCTGGCCGAACATCGGCCCGACTCCACTCATCTGCCACATCACCCACTGGATCGTTTCGTAGCGGGTGTTAGGATCGGCCGAGATAAATTGTCCCGTCTTGTCGGCAAGATAGAGGAGGATCGCGCCAGATTCGAACAGCGCCAGCGGCGTGCCGTTCGGCCCGTCAGGGTCGTAGATTGCGGGAATCTTGTCGTTCGCCTTTCGCAGCCTTCAACGCCAGATCGACTGGGAGAAGAAACACGACGACGAGAACTTCTTATAATCGCAAGTTTGAGAAGCTACGCACCTGAAACTGTCGGCTTCTCACCTCAAAGCAGCCAAAATGACGTCCGGCGGCGCTTGGTGAATCGGAAGCAACTCGAGTGGCTGCTTCTGGGATTCAGCGGACCTGTATGGCGAAGTTGTTCGACACTCGTCACAGGAGAGTCGACTGCCGCTAATGTATAAATTCGCGCGTAAATTCAGGTTTCAGACTCCAATATTCCTAGCCTCTTTCTCTGCTCCGACCAGTCCATCGGCGCGCCGGTCATGTTGGAAAGGCCGAGCCCGCGAGGTAGTGTGCCCGCGATCGCGGCGGAGACGATCTCGGGTGACAGGAAGGCAAGTGAGAGGATCATGCGAACAGATCGCTTGCTGCGCCCTTCCCGCTTCGCAATCTCATTGAGATCCAGCACCTTTCCGCGGACGAGTTCATCGAGCCACTGGCGCGCAGTAGCAACGGCAATCAGGAGGCGCGCGCGAGCCTCGGCGCGGATTACGGATCGGCTCGGCGGAGCCGATGGTTCGCTTCCATTGATCGCTGCTGCCATTGAGCGGCGGCGTCTGTGATTGGGGGGTGTCCATGGAAGCCGGATTGGCTCAGGTGGCATGCTATCGCCAGCTTCGCCTCGAATAGCAACGGTGATTTCGGCGGACGCAATCGTGATGCGGTCCACGACAGCGTGAAGAGCCTCACGCGGGTCTGCATCAGCGGGGTCCAGTAGACCGTTCGTGCGGAGCGCCGTCACGATGCGATTCTCCATGTCCTGCGCCGCGACGCGACGGACAGACCCAGCATTCGATTTGTTCCCCTGAACGAGCGCCGCGGACACGTAGTATCGGTACCTCACACTGTCTTTCATGGCGTAGCTCGGGGTCATCCGGTTGCCGCGATCGTCGTAGATCTTGCCGAGCAGGAGCGCGTTTGATTTCTGCCAGTGCTCGCGGTGGCCCTGCCGGTTCGCTTCGAGGATCGCTTGCACCGCCTCGAAGACCTCCTGCTGCATGATTGCCTGGTGCTCGCCCGGATAGCTTTTGCCGCGATGATTGATCTCGCCGATGTAGGTGCGGTTACGTAGGAGCGACACGAGCGCGCCGACCATGAAAGTGATGCCACCAATCTTACGGCCGGTGGCGAGCGTCCGTTCGCGCGTGACGATTCCGCGTTCGCGCAGATCACGTTGGAGAGCCGGCAGCGAGCGCAGGTTTCGGTAGCGGTCAAAAATGAGCCGAACGATCTCCGCTTCCGCGGGTACGATCACCAGCTTGCGGTCCACGACCTTGTAGCCATGCGGAATGACACCGCCCATCCAAATACCCTTTTTCTTGGACGCGGCGATCTTGTCACGGATGCGCTCGCCAGTGACCTCGCGCTCAAACTGGGCGAAGGACAGGAGCACATTGAGTGTGAGGCGCCCCATCGAGGTCGTCGTGTTGAAGGATTGCGTAACCGAGACGAACGAGACCCCGTGCGCGTCGAACAGCTCGACGAGCTTGGCGAAATCGGCTAGCGAGCGCGTCAGCCGGTCGACCTTGTAGACGACCACGATGTCGAACCGCCGCTCGCGGATCTCGGCGAGAAGCGCCTGGAGCGCCGGCCGTTCCATATTGCCGCCGGAGAAGCCCCCGTCATCGAACCTCGTATTAATGTGCCGCCAGCCTTCGTGTGTCTGGCTCTTGATGTAGGCTTCGCAGGCCTCGCGTTGGGCGTCGAGCGAGTTAAAATCCTGCTCCAGACCAGCGTCGGTTGATACGCGAGTATAGACGGCGCAGCGCAACAGTTTGGGCGTCGGTGCCGTCATGGAGCACCGCCCGTGCTGCTACTACTGCGCGTCTTCGGGCTGCGCTTCAGACCAAAGAACCGCGGACCATTCCATCGGGTGCCGGTGATAGGGTAGGCGACCTCGGAGAGGCTCCGATAGGTCGTACCGTTCCACGCGAAGCCATCCGACAACACCAAGACGTGGTGCATGGTGCCGCCATGTTCGCGGCCGATAACGGTTCCGGGCGCCAGTGACCTAGCGCCGCGAGAGGAGAGGTGAAGGCTCTCCAGTGTCGGGACGCCTGAGCGGGCTTCCCTGTTGTCACGCTGCTTGCCAAGCTCGCGCAGGAGCTTGATGCTCTGGCCGTCGAGATCGCCGAAGGTATCCGCTTGGATACGGTACGCGATGAGCCGAATCAGAAGATGCCGCGGAAGTTGCTCGGGAGCAGGTCGGCCGGTCAGTCCGCGGCAGCGTCGTCGTAATACATCGAGATCGAGGGCCGCGAGGTTAGCCAGTTCCTGACTAACCTCGCTTTTCGCACGGCGAGCGCTCATCAGCGCCCCCGACCGGCTCGATCGATGCAGTAGCGGCGGGGGCCGTCGGGGTCGCGAAGACCGGAAGCATCTCGTGCTGGGAACGCCATAAGCTGCCTTGGCCGGCGTTCGACTTCGCCCAGACGACGATATTCAAGAGATCCAGACCGAGCTCGCGTCCAGCAGACAGAATGAGGTCGACGCTGCGCCAGTCGATGAACGTCGCGAGAAGGCCGCCGTCGACAAGGACATCAGACGCAAGCCGCATCCAATCTTTGTTGAAGGCATCAAATTCTTCACGACTGAACTCGCCGTGGGCTAATTCAAATTCACGGTGGTGCGCTTGCCCCGTGCAGTGACCTCGGATCGGAACATTGAATGGCACGTCGGTCAGCGCGAGCCTGACACCCTCACCTTCTGTAACAAGGCGTGCGTAGACCTCTCGGTCGCGCGCATCGCCTTGCAACAGCCGATGTTCGCCCATTAACCACAGATCGCCGAGCTGAGAGACCTGCGATTCGGGAAGCGGAAGCGCTTCCTCGGCCTCTGGTTCTTCAGAGTCGTCCTCAAGGAGCAGGGCATCAACCTCCGCCAGTTCGAAGCCGGTCGCAAAGATCTCTTCGTTAAGTTCGATCAGTTCTTCGAACTCGATCTTCAGCGCCTCGACATCCCATTCTCCAGTTTCGCCGATCCGATTGAGGGCGATCGCGAGAGCTCTCCGCTTGGTCTGATTAAGATGGTCAATTCGGATGACCGGAATTTTTTCAAGGCCGAGCCGACGAGCCGCCTCCCAAACGATGTGCCCGTGTACGATGCGGCCGTCGGCGTCGATTAAGATTGGCGCGCAAGTTCCAAACTGTCTGAGACTCAGTTCGACCTTAGCATTTTGTGAAGCCGTCGATTTACGCACCCGGCGGTCGGCCGGGCAGAGGGCATCGATTGGTAAATATTCGACACGCAATGTCGGTAGCAGATCGTTTCGTTGGCCCGACGCGTGTTGTTCGCAGGAGGTCAGAGTCTTCTGTGCCTGTCGCCGCTTGCGCGACTTCTCCTGAAGTACGGGCTTGAGACCAGCCGCCGGTAGGATCGGTGTTCCGGTAGATCGGGTATTTGCCATCGACTTCGCTTTCCACGTTGTGAACCGATATGTTCACCGCCGGAATGGAAGTCGCCAATCGAGGGCCCAACATCATGCAGCGCTCATCCAAGGTCTGAGCCATTGCTCGAGGACCTAGGTTAAGGCGCCGCCGACGTACTGTCCTCCTGGCTTGACTGGCTCGCTTGGACAACCGCCACCTCGAAGGTGAAGCGTCCGAGGGAAAAATCGCGCAAGTGAGCCTCGGGTTCAAGAGGGGTGGTTCGTTTGCGACCCACCCCAAGATTGCGATGGCGCGATCATCGACGGGCCCCGAATGAGCGACAGAAGGCGGTCCGTCGACCCGGCTTCCGGCATCCCTGTTATTCCCTGTTACGAGATGTAGGGATTTCTCCGTGTGTCGGTCGAGAATACACGCGAACTGAGGCCATTAGCCGGAAAGCTACCTGCTCTGAAAGCCCAAATTTCCCGACATCCCTGATATTTTCACTGTTCGCAGGGACTTCCCCACGAAAGACGCGTTAGAGAACGACTGCGTCCACCACCAGTCAACAGCCGTCTTCGCTAACTTAGCAGCTGTATTAGGCACTTATGCCAAGTCAGCTGGCCACACAACTGGTGTGCTCGGGCGTACTGAAACGCACCATCCAAAGAAGCGCGGCTGCGTCTGGAGACGCCATCAAATCAGCATTGATAAGACGGGGTGCCCGGCCTTGGCACCCCGATGCGGGGAGCAATTCAGAATCGCTAACCTTTGATTTCCCATGTCGTATGATGCGGGATGTCGATCGCAAATGAGCCTTCCGGTTCGCCTGCCGGAGTCGGCTTCGAAATGCAGCCAAAAGGCTCGCGTCCGGTTATGCCCTTATATTTGCCGGTGCCGCCCGTGACGAGATGGGTACCACAATCCATTTTGGGATCCGTCTTGTCGACGTCGCGCGTATCGAACGTCGAGAACACGACATCACCGTCGGCGTCGGTCAGGGCACACGCGCCGTCGATCCATTTCTTGCCACCGGACTCGACGCTCACCGCGGCGCATTTGGCTTTCATTTTGTCCAGCATCGCCTCACCCTTCATATTTTCCGTTGGACCGACAGCCTCCAAGGCGACCGCTTTGCCAACGCCGGGGATATCCACGGTCGACATGGGATGAAACACAAAGTGCGTCATGTACTGCGTGCTTCCGCTCTTTGGGATCGGGTCAGTCATGGCGAGTGCCGGAGTAAGGGTTAACAACGATCCGAATAGGAGCAATTTTTTTGTGATTTTCACCTGCATGGCTGCTCTCCTAATGGTTTGAAAAATTGTCCGAACGAGCCGTGCTGGAGGAAGCGGCGCACGTTCGATCGGTTAGCCTGACATGAGAAAACTGCACGTTGTTCCCGCTCTCGTCCTCCGCCGTACGGGGGACGGACAAAATGATTTTGCGCGGTCAAAAAGCGATTTGAAAGGAACCGATCACAGCGGTGCTCCGCACGCGATCTCAATCCTTATGGAAAGCTTTCGACCGTCCAACAGGCCACGAGAGTGCTGTTATGAGACGGCAAAGGCCGAGCTGGTCGGAAGTCGCTGTCTTGAAATAGATCCGCTCCAGATGCGACTTGACCGTGGAATCAGCGATCCCAAGCGCGTCAGCTGTTTCGCGGCGGTTTCTTCCTAATACGATCTGATTGACGACGCGCGTCTCCGAGCGGGTCAGGTCAAAAAGCTTCGCGAGAGTTTCGAACGGAAGCGGCGCATACTCAGTCGATCCCGTTATGAAGATCGCAACGGCCGCCCCCTTGTCGGACCCAAAGTAAGTTATGTCGCGCGTTAGCGGACGCACATGAGCAATGGCCACACGACCATCCTCGTAGGAAAGCGGAATGCTCACATTCGTGACGCCGCAGTTGCCTTCGATCATCTGCACGCCCTGGTTCGCCGCTCTCACGAGCGCCGTCGACGCAAATTTGCACGAGGCTCTAAGGAGGCCATTATGAGATACGATGGGCTCACCCGCGTGCATCATTTCATTCGCTGCAACGTTGCAATGGACAATTCGCAAGTTGGCATCCACGAGCACGATACCAATCGGAAGTATGTCGAGCGTCGTCTCGATGAGACTTACGGCACGAAAATGCGTTCTGGCGACGCCTGCATCGGACGTCCTTAGCTGATAAATGTCGGTCGACACGGCACACGGCCTCAATGATCGCGGTTCATTTGTTTATCTCGCTTCGCTCGCCCGTTTGTTGGGTTCGCTGCGAGGATCAGAGCATGGAGCAAGTTTCGCTTCTGATCTGTGGGATTTGCCACAGGATATAATTTTTACTGCGGAGCCATTTTGATAGCTCCCACGGCCTATTTCTGGGCGTGCTGAGGCGGGGTTTCGGACGCAAATCTCGATGATCGCTACTGAAGCGGTAAGTCTCGAGAGGCGTGCTCGCCGATCGTCTGTCCGTCACCTGCCGGACGCTTTCTGTCTGCAGAGCGCTCGACAAGCTCACGCAGGAACATCTCGATTTCCGGTGACATCGAGGTAAAGCGTACAGAACAGACGAGCCCGCTTCCCGGTACGTCGGCAAAGACCTTGCAGTAGAGAACACCGGGCAGGCACTGACCGTCTCTACCTATAAGGCGCATCTCCAGATTGCTGAGAGCAGGCACCGCGGTTTCCAGACGTGCTTCGCCGCTCTTGAGAGACGCTTTGATCAGGCTGCCTTTGAAAACGTCGCCAATAAGTTGGACTCCTTCGACGATAGAATAGCTAATGGGAATTGCATCGGTAAGCATGACAAGAACATCTTTCGAAGGTGGAAGCGTGAGCTTGTAAGGGCCCCCGATACCCAGGATCTCAGCGAGCGTAATAGGTTCCGTGACGCCCTTCGCCCTAACCTCGACTTGCTTTCCTATCTTGAGCATCGGCCCCACTTCCCGCCGCGTGGCCTCGGAAGCCAGGATCTGACCGCCCGTTGTAAATGCCTGGATGCGGGAGGTCAGGTTCACGTTACTTCCGACGACCCCGTATTTCATTCGCTCGGGCGCGCCGATATTGCCGACCACCACCTGACCGGTGTGGATGCCTATCCCCATTTCCAGTTCCGGTAAGTCGTCACCTCGGTTCTGTTCGTTGACGTCAGCCATGGCCAGTTGCATTTCCAATGCACATGCGACGGCGCGTTTCGCATCATCTTCCTTCCACGTCGGCGCTCCGAAGAGGACGAAAATAGCGTCGCCGATGAATTCGTCGATCGTGCCGTCGTAGCGCTTGATGATCTTGACCATCGTTGTCAGGTAGTGATTGAGGACGGTCACAACCCATTTCGGCGCCAGGCGCTCAGATAGCGAAGTGAAGCCCCGCAAATCGGTCATCATCATCGTAATCTTGCGCTTCTCTCCGCCGATGTGCAGGCCACCGGGAGAATCGAGCAGGGTGTCGACAACCTCATCCGTTAGATAGCGGCCGAAAGTCTCGCGAATGAATCTATTGCGGCGATCGACATCGCCGGCAACGCGCTGGAGGTCCGCTTCGATTTTCTTGCGGTCGGAAATGTCCGCCCAGGAGCCGACGAGTTCTTTGGGCTTGCCATCCTTGTCGCGCATGACCTTGAAGGAGTCCTGGATCCAGAGATAGTGACCGCGGCGGTGGCGGAAACGGTACTCGACCGTTCCCTCTCCACAATCCATCTGACGGGCAATCTCCCCGAAGACTCTTGAGGCATCCTCAGGATGAATGCGTTTTGCCCAAAACTTCGGATCCTCGCGCATCTCCCATGGAGAATAGCCCATCGTTGATTTCAGGTTTTCGCTGACGAAGGTACAGGCGAAATCGTCCGAAGCCTTCGTCGTGTAGATAACCGCTGGACTGGCCGCGACGAGATTTTCGAGGTCATTCATCAGCGCCATGCGCTCGCCGAGCGCCTGCTCCACCTGCTTACGGTGGGTAATGTCGGCCCACGATCCTACAATCTCGGAAGGCCGGCCGTCGTCGTCGTGAATGACTTTGAAGGTGTCTTGTATCCAGACGTATTGCCCGTCTCGATGCCGGAAACGATATTCGAGCGACCCTCC